CTCCATTACCGAAGAAAAAGCAAAGCAAGCTGTCCGTGTTGAAGATGAAATGAACTATCTCACAACAGAAGTAATGACTGAGTATCGGGATGAGTTCGAACAACTGCTATTCAAATTGCCGCTGGCTGGATCAGCATTCAAGAAAGTTTACTATGACCCAATGCTCGAACGCCCAGTCGCAATGTTTGTACCCGCAGAAGATTTTGTTATTTCGTATGGTGCATCAGATCTGCCAACCTGCGAAAGATACACCCATGTGATGAAAAAGACGCCGAATGAAGTTTTGAAGCTAATGGTTTCAGGGTTCTATCGAGATCTAGATCTACCAGATCCATCGCCAGAGCAATCCGACATCGAAGAAAAGTATGATGAGATTGACGGTGAATCAGGCTTTTCTATGGACAGTGATGATCGATTTACTATTTTAGAGATGCACGTTGATATCGATCTGCCTGAACCTTTTAGCGACCCAGACGGCATTGCTCGACCTCACGTTATTACGATAGATAAGTCATCACGTAGTGTGTTGTCGATTCGTCGGAACTATTACGAAGACGACGAAAAGAAACGAAAACGTCTGCATTTTGTGCATTACCCATATCTCCCCGGACTTGGATTTTATGGAATAGGACTAATACATCTTATCGGCGGACTGACAAAGTCAGCCACCTCTATCCTGCGTCAATTAGTTGATGCAGGTACTCTGGCTAACCTTCCTGCTGGATTGAAGGCCAGAGGGCTGAGAATCAAGGGTGATGACTCGCCTTTGATGCCCGGCGAATTCAGGGATGTTGACATTCCGGGTGGCGCTATCAGGGATAACATTTATCCTTTGCCCTACAAAGAACCCTCTGGTGTTCTTTATCAGCTTCTTGGAAACATTGTTGAAGAGGGCAGGCGTATCGGTTCAGTAGCAGATGTAGACATCTCCTCTGCTAATGCCAACGCTCCAGTTGGAACAACTCTCGCTTTGCTAGAGCGGAGCATGAAAGTCATGTCAGGTGTGCAGGCAAGATTACATGCCGCACTCCGTAAAGAGCTTCGCATCCTAGCAAAAGTTATTCACGACTTTATGCCAGAAACCTATGACTACGAAATGGACGGTTCCTATAACCGTGTCAAGGATTTTGATGGCAGGGTTGATGTCGTTCCTGTTTCCGACCCCAACGCATCGACGATGTCGCAAAGGGTGATTCAGTATCAGGCGGCACTACAGCTTGCACAACAGGCTCCACAGATTTATGACCTAGGGCGATTACATCGTCAGATGTTAGAAGTTTTAGGAATAAAAGAAGCGGATAAGATCGTTAAGCTAGAGGGTGACATCGAACCAACAGATCCTGTGACAGAAAACATGAAGATCCTCCAGCAGGAGGGAGTCAAAGCATTTGCCTATCAAGATCACGAAGCACATATCTCTGTTCACATGGCGATGTTGCAAGATCCGAAGATAAAAGAAATAGTGGGACAAAGCCCGTTTGCATCGGTCATCCAAAAAGCAATGATCGAACACATTACGGAACACGTAGCATTCGCTTATCGCAAGGGCATAGAGGTTCAACTAGGCGCTCCACTCCCAGATCCTGAAAAGCCGCTACCAGAAGATGTTGAGTTCAATTTATCCAGCACCGTCGCCAAGGCCGCTCAAAAACTGTTGCAACAGGATCAGGCAGAGATGGCTCAGAAGAAAGCACAGCAGGATGCCAAAGACCCACTCACGCAAATACAGCAGAGGGAGTTGGCTTTAGAGGAGGCGAAGTTTGCACACAGTAAAGAGATGGACATCGCAAAACTACAAATGGATACGGCGGCGAAACAAGCTACTGTCGAGACCGAAAGGAGCCGTATTGCATCACAGGAAAGGCAAGAGGGCGCTAGACTGGGAGTTAAGATCGCTACTGAGAAAGATAAACTTGAAAGACAGGACCAGTTGGAGGGTGCAAAACTGGGGGTTCAGATCACAGAATCTATTAAACAGAAAACTGATTAAAAAGTTCAACTGAACTTTGGAGACCTATGGACGAACTAGACTTAGTAAACAAGAAGATCCGTGAACAGATGGATCAAATGGCAGATCACATGGCTACAGGTGGCTGTAAAAGTTACGATGACTACAAATATTGTTCTGGAGTCGTAGCAGGTCTGGCCGTTGCAGAGAGAGAAATATTAGATATCAAAGAGCGTATCGCTGTAGCAGATTAAAAAAATCATGGTATAGTTATCGCAATCGCAAAAGCGCAAGGTACTGCGAACCTTAATCGTAAGCAGGAAATAAAATGCAAGTTAAGCAGTTTGAATTAACAGACGAAATAGGGGATAAGCTCCCCGCACCATCAGGCTACAAAGTTTTAGTCGCCTGCCCCGAAATAGAAGAGACCACCGAAGGTGGCATTATCATCGCGGAAGAGTATCGCGCAAAAGAATCCACAGCATCGATTTTCGGATATGTAATCAGCATGGGCAAAGACGCCTATGGTGACATCGATAAGTTTTCATCTGGCCCATATTGTCAGCAAGGCGATTGGGTAATCTTCCGTTCGTATTCAGGCACTCGATTCAAAATCGCGGGACAGGAGTTCCGTTTGATTAATGATGATTCGGTTGAAGCAGTTGTTGAAGACCCTAGAGGCATAGAAAGAGCATGAATGAAGATCAAGAAGTACAGGTTGATGATAGCGTCGAGACGTCCGAAGTAGAAGCTGAAGAGGTCGAGATTGTAGACGATACACCAGAGGAAGATCGCGGTCGTCCTCGTCGAGCAAATAATACCGAACCGGAGATCCCCGATGATGAAGAAATTGAAAAGTATTCTGGAAATGTTCAGAGCCGCATTAAGAAACTTAAGTTCGAGTATCACGAAGAAAGAAGAGCCAAAGAAGAAGCCGAGCGAATCCGTGAAACCGCAATCGAAGACCTCAAAAGGCTCCACGAAGAAAACCAAAAGCTCAAAGAAACCCTCAGCAAAGGCGAAGGTGCTTTAGTCAATCAGGCAAAGCATCGCGTAGAGGCAGAGTTACAAAAAGCGAAAACCTCCTATAAGCAGGCTTATGAAGCAGGCGATACAGATGCGATGGTAGATGCTAATGAGCAGATGGCTAAACTGGCTAGTGAAAAGGTCAAGTATGATTCATATCAACCTAAACCAGCGCCACAGCCGCAGGCTTTCGATCAGGAAAAATATGCGGCTCCACAACAGCCTCCTCAACTAGACGCAAGAACACAACAGTGGTTCGAGGAAAATCGTGACTGGTTTGAAAATGATATGCCGATGAGAGGCTTTGCATACGGAATCCACGAAGAATTAGTTAAGAAGGGGGTTGACCCCCAGAGCGAACAGTATTTTACTACTCTTGATGAGAGGATGCGTGAAGCATTCCCTAATCGATTGGGTCAGCAACGTAAGACAGACTCTATCGTAGCTCCAGCTACGCGAACCAACAGAGTCTCTACGCAACCAAGACTGACCAAATCCCAAGCGCATATCGCCCAGCGCCTTGGTTTGACCAACAAGCAATATTGGGCGCAACTGCAAAAGGAGCAACGGTCATGACAAACCGTAAGCCAAGGGAATCCTCTACCCGCGAAAAAACAGAGCGCAAGAAGACATGGGCGCCTGCGTCCAGAATACCAACGCCGAATGCCGAAGATGGCTATTCGTTTCGTTGGATTCGTACTTCGATGCTTGGACAGGCAGATAATACAAATGTATCTGCAAAGTTTCGTGAAGGCTGGGAGCCAGTCAAAGCGAAACAGCATCCAGAGTTGCAGGTCATGTCGGATATAGACTCTCGTTTTGAGGGTAACGTTGAGGTTGGCGGTCTTTTGCTTTGTAAAAATAGCAAAGAGAATGTTGAGGCTCGCCAAGAATACTTGCAGGATATTAATGATCGTCAGATGGAATCTGTAGACAATAGTTATCTGAGGGAAAATGATCCAAGGATGCCTCTGCTGAAGCCGGAAAGACAAACAAAAGTATCCTTTGGTAGCGGCAACTCTTAATTTTAGTTAAGGGGTGTCGTTAATAAAATATGTAAGGAGATAAAATGTCTTCATCTAGCACCCCTTATGGGCTGATTCCGGTTCAGAAAATCGGTTTCCAAGCCTTTACTGGTGCGTTTCGAGAGTTCCCTGTGAAGGCAAACAACGCCGCCGCTATTTTTAATGGCGACTTAGTTGTGCTTTCTACAGCAGGACTACCGAGCGCAGTTTCTACTACACCCACTGCGATTAAGATCCCAGCTACTGCCGCTAATGCGACAGCAGGAATCATGGGGGTCTGTGTTGGTTCGAGGTTCATCGACGCTAACTCATCGCAATTAACTTTCCGTAACTTCTTGCCAGCAGGTCAAATCACCGCAGGCGCATCTGAAGTATTCGTCCGAGTTCATGACGACCCAGATACCATATTCCGTATTAAGGGAACTCACGCTCTGGGAACTTTCAATAGTGGCACAGATGGTTCTGGCTTTGCTGGAGCAGTCGGTATGAATGCCGCGTTGAACTTCGATACTTCAGGTTCCACATCGACAGGTCTGTCCGGTGTTGCTCTAGCGGTAGGAACCAATGGCGGAAGCCTAGCGGCTACTACAACACTCGCTTGTCGAATCATTGAAGTGGTCCCCGGAACTGAGAGTGATACATATCCAGAGTTTTTCGTTAAACTTAATGTCGGTGTCCACTCTTATCAAAATCCACTTGGACTGGCTTAAGGAGTTAAGACATGGCTATTTCACGTTCCCAGCTCCTTAAAGAGCTATTACCGGGTCTCAATGCGTTGTTCGGTCTGGAGTACGACAAGTACGAAGACGAACACGCAGAAATTTATGAGACCGAAAACTCAGAGCGTTCCTTCGAGGAAGAGGTCAAGTTATCTGGCTTCGGAGCCGCTCCAGTGAAAAACGAAGGCGCTTCGATTACGTTCGATACAGCGCAAGAGGCTTTCACTTCTCGTTACAACCACGAAACTGTGGCAATGGGTTTCTCTATCACTGAAGAAGCGATGGAAGACAACCTGTATGACTCACTGTCTGCAAGGTATACAAAGGCTCTGGCTCGCGCTATGGCTTATACAAAGCAAACAAAGTCTGCCGCGTTGCTGAACAACGGCTTCACAACATTCCAGTCTGGCGATGGCGTGACACTGTTCAACACAGCACACCCAACAGTGAGTGGCGGCAACAACCGCAACCGTCTATCAACAGACGCTGATCTCAATGAGACATCTCTTGAGCAGGCGATTATTGATATCGCGGCGTTTACAGATGAGCGTGATCTGTTGATTGCGGCTCGTCCTCGTAAGCTGATTGTTCCTCCAGCATTGATGTTCGTAGCAACACGTTTGCTCGAAACAGATCTGCGTGTAGGGACAGCGGATAACGA